CCATAAACGGTGCGCTTACCCAAAGATTTGTATCAGAGTTTGATTCAATGACTCTTATTCCCAACGCTACTGAATGGTTCATCTTAAATGAACATCCCAACCCAAAAACATTATTTGTAGATAGAAATGGGTCTGGCGTACAATCCATAGCCTCTGGAAGCCCAGTTGTGGTTCAACTGGATAACGTAATTGTGGATTCAGGTAGTTTTTATGATGGTGTGACTAATTTTGACTACACCCCAGGAAACGCAATATTCCAAATGGTTGTCAGTGTGGAATTATTGCAGTTAGATACCAATGATTTTGTAGAAATTTGCCTTAGAAAGAACGGAACAAATATTATCTGTTCAAGAACATTTGCCACTCAGAATAATCAAAATCTTACTGTGACGATAAATGATATTAATACCAATACTGACCCCTCACCAGGGGTATATGATTTAACAATTGAGCACAATCAAGGCGGTAATCTTGATTTATCTGCTGACCCTGTTACAACCTTTTGGAAAATAATCCGAGTTTCATAGGAGATGAAAAATGAGTACAGTAATATCAAGTGCCAAAACCGTTAATACTTCGGACGGACAAATAGCAATAGCCAAAAACCGTTCTTATCTTGGCTTCCAAAATTTGGACGCTGCCAACGACTTTCATGTTCATTTAGGTAGTGACGCTGCTACCACTTTGAATGGTGTGCGAGTTGGGCCTGGTGAGTTCTTTGAATTAAAGGTTGATGATAACAACGCTGAAATCAGGGGAATCTCAATCACGGGAGCCGTGAATATTGTGTTTATGGAGGCCAATTAAGGCTAGTATGGCCGTGGTTTTGGTTTGCTAGGCTTTGGTTTTTTAGGCATTATTTATTCAACTGATTGATGGTTCTGACATCAGCCGGTATAGTTTGTCCGGGCTTGATATTCTTCCCTTCCACCGATAATCCACCACCCTCTGCGGGCGTTTGCCCTGGAGCACTTGGGCCTTGAGCGTTAGGAATCCCTTGACCTTGTAGTTGTTTAAGTTGTTGTTCAAATTGTGCTATTCCAACTGCATTCTGCAAGGTTTCAGCATCTACACGGCTATTCTGCAAATCAACAAATTTCTGAGCATCCGCCAGTGCAGAAGTAACTTCCTCATCTGGAATGTTTGGTAGCACGGCAAGAGCAGCCATCTCAAGCCTTGACCTGAGTATAGGATTCTGAAAAAACGGCATCAATTCCACGTATCGGTTCAGTAATTCTTCTCTGACTGAAACACCGCGTTTTGATTTTGAAATTATGATAGAATGTCTGGGCAGCGTAGCAATATTATTAATAATTCTGCCATCCTGTGTGGGAACATTCAAAAATTGAGTTTTACCTGTCTTGGGGTCCGTAATCTGACGGGGTGCGCCCGAATACAATTGTTTTGCTAGTAGGAAATAGGCTTCTCCCCATTCCTTATCTAGCCCTTCCAGCCCACGCATCATAGGCTCAATGGAAATTAAAGCCTGTGCTCGTTTCTGACGATTGAGTATGCCAGATTCTCCGGATTTTCCCTCGCCTCCTGATAATGCAGGTGTAACAGGCGAAACCTCTGGCACCATTGCGTGTGCTCTGTCTGCACTTGTGTGTAAGTCATTAGGTATGTTATCTCTGGGTCTGCTACCAATACCGGTTCGCCCTGTTGAAATGGTTCCATCTCTTACCTTATAAGTCCCACCGGGGATGTTCTTTGTGTTAACGTAATCATTATAAATGGTATCATTTGCGAAAAATGTTTCTTCAACAAATTCAGCGCCATTAGTGGCTGTTGTCTGCCAGTGAGTGAAAGATGATTCGCGTTTGTTGTAAATCTGCTGTAAATCTTTCAGGACATCTACAACACCATGAGGCACACCGTTTACATTTAAATAAGACCAAGTGAAAATCGGATACCGGCCAATCTGAACCGGATGGTTGTCATCTTCCAATCTTAAATTCATGGAAAGGCCCGGTGCTACTGTTGCTACTTTACAAACAGCAGTCTTGCCACGGATAACACGTAATTTACTACCACGCAATTGCATCATAGCAGTCATGTTGTCCTGTGACATATCAGGAAGGAAATCCCGTTTTTCCAAATCGAATAGTCGGTCTGTGGGAACCTTTTCAAGTCTCACGGTCTGAATAACTAAAAAGCGGTTATTTAAAATATCAACAAATTCAGGGAGGTCGGAGTAAAGCGTTTGGAATCGTATGGAATCTTCTAGGCCATCACTTCTAGTGGAAATTACCTGTCTCCAAAGCGCGATAGCAGCTTCAATTTCTTCTGTACTTTTATTGTAAACGAGTTTGATTTCTTCGGGGTCCATCCAAGCCCACTGAACAATGTGCTTGTTATCATTGATATTATCCGAATCCCAATCGGGGTCGTACATGATACGGTCGTGATTAACGTGTCTTTTTCCGATAGCACCTAAAGGGTCGCTCCGGTAGTCGATATACATTTCATAACTACCACGCATAATCAGGCCAGCCCGTTTCATCAGTCTATCAGCCTTTTCCCAATCAGTACGATTCTTGTCTGCTAAGAACAGAGCGTTTAGCTTGATGGTCGTATCGTTTGGTAATTCCCTGCTTGGGAGGAAATCTGTTTCGGTTTCGTTTTGGAGTGCATTGCCTAGCAGGTCTTGAACTTTCTGCTGAGTGAAATTTATTTGATGTACGGCACGCTTTTCTTCAATAAACTGTTGAAGTTGTTCGGGGTCCCATTGAGCACCATCAACACCGGAAAACATTCCCCAGTTCTCAACTTCCCTTACCCTCTCCGGACGATTACGTCTTAAATATGACCGGTAGAGGTCAGCGTAAAACTGAACGAAATTATTGCCTGCTGGCACCTCAGTATTTTTTATCGCCATTACTTCTTATCGTTCTTTTTCAGGTTCTTAACTAATTTTTCAAGCTGTTCGCCAATTAATCCTTTTGCCTCCTCGATAGTTTTAGCAACAAAGTTTTCTTCCATTACGCGAATTTTAAATCCATTCTGAGCAATCTTGATTATGATTACTGGGTCTGGGCCAAAATCATTTTGGGTAACTTGCCTTGCTAAGACACCGACAGGTTTATCAAAGAGCATACTTTTATCGCTCATTTTATCTCCTTACGACTCTTACAGGACTTGTCCCATCCATGTTTAGTTTGTCAAGGTTTAGGGGGCCAAAACCAATTTCAACACCAATAGTTTCAAGGCCATTGTTAGTGTTTTTGGTGGTAACAGGGTTCATCTTGCTATGGTGGCCGAACATTCCCGGCCCTTGTCCAATCTTAGTAGCCATGCTACCCCCTTACTGGTTTACAGATTTTGAATTGAAATTACCAGTAGCACGAACACCCGTCATACCCTGATTTTTGGTGCTAGACAGCGTAGCATCTACTGGGTTAGCAGCAGGTGTGTTGTTGATTTGCTTGTCAGCGAAATTTCCACCATTAGTGGAACTGAAATTATTTTGTACGTTTGCCATTATTTTTCTCCTTTTTCGTCTGCTGGCGTGAATCCTAAAACTTCGACTTTCCGCCCTGTCTTCTTACTCAACCAAGGTCCAAGTTCATCGAGAGTAAGGGGGTCTTCTGGACTCCCCTTTTCCCCAGTTGCAACAAGACAAGCCATTTTGTCTCTAAGTCCCATATTAATCTAAACAGATTACCAAGTTTGCAGGTGTAACGGTTCCCGCATCATTTTCAAAATTAATAGCAATGAACCCTGCGCCAGTGATAGCAGTCGTTACAGTAGATTTTACAGCAGTAGGGATTGTGGTAGCAGCGTCATTGATTCGATTGAAATCAACACGTGTCGGAGTGGAGGCATTAGCGCCAATTTTTGGATATACAGCATTAAGTCTTCCCATGATTTAGTTCCTTTTTTTGATTAATTTTAAGTATACTCTCTAGCAGAATCGCCATATTCCAACGGCCATCCTCTTGTTGAGTCAGGGAATATTTTGTGCCACACTTCGCGCAAACTACCACAATTTTGTTTGTAATTTCGCATAGGAACCTGCCACACTTTACCTTTCTACCGCTTTTTTTGTTTTCTACGGCTTGTGAACACTTAAAAACTAATGGTTTCATTTTTTCCTTCACGGCCCCTCAATACTAAGGCTATAGGAGTTCACTTCTAATATAACCTATCTAGCAATAGGGTAGCAATCTTTTTTTTTAGTATGCCATCCAAGCATTCTTCGCTTTTGCGAAATCTACACGGTTTTTTTTAGGGTTTGGAGGTCTAAGACTCCCGCCATCCGGACCACGGTTGTAGTGTCGTCGCCTCGGCTTTTCTTTTGGACGCTCTTCCTGTTTCAGTTCGGCGCACCAGTATCGTAGCACATCACAACCATCATTGTCTTTGTCAGACGCTTTTCCAGCAGGGGTGAACATTAAGTCTCGGCATTGTCGGATTAATTCGTAGCATCTGGGATGGATTGATATTTGGTTTAGGGTGAACCTGCTTCTTAGTAAGGCGGTGCTACCTTCCTCATCATGTTTGATAGATTTCTGAAAATTTAATTGCGTGTACGCCCGCAGCAGGTCTGCTACTGACTTTTGACCCCTTTGTGCAAAGATAGAGGTATCCGCAATCTTCTTCCAAGGTTCGAGAATACCCGCATCTTTCCAGAATGCAATTTTCTCTTTAATCAGCGTAGATATTTCAAAAACATCTTTCTGAGAGCAATACATTTCATCGTAAATATATAGATGGTCTTGAAACTGGTCGTAATAACCCATAAGAAAAACGGCATAATGGTCGAAACCGTGGTCGTAACCATATAGGCCACGCATACCAATATCAACATCAAAGTCAAAAACATGCCTCCCGCCTTCTCGTGAATCGAATGTAGGATAGACATAACCCTCCCTCTTTAAAAACATTTGTTCCAGCGTTTCCGGATATTCCACATAAAAATCAACTTCATTATCAAACTGAGTCTTTCTTATCTTAGCCCACTCCGGATTTCGCTTCGGGTCAGTCCAAAGATTCATAAAATGAACATCTACACCCATCATTTGCCCTGAATTGATTTTTTTAAGCATATTATTAAACCAAGACCCGGCTTTCGAGTTTGAGATGACCACTATTTGACCGCCATAAACCTGTTCAATGGAGGGTGAGGCGGCTTTCCAGATGTCCGTGGCGTGTTGCATCGTTCCAGCTTCGTCCATTATCACCAATCTGGCTGTATTTCCTCTAGCAGCATCATCTTCCGTTGGTACACAGTCAATCGTGCTACCATTTGAGAAAACAGCACCCATAGCACCGTCTTTCCAGCTTCCCCACTCAAAACCCTCTATTCCTTGAGTGATTCCCTTACCAGGGAGGGCGCTTAATAGGGGTAAAACACGCTTTTTGAAGAAATATCTAGCCTTTTTCTCGTTCTTGGAGACTATGACTATTTCTGAATTTGGCTCCTGTAATGCCACTTTTACGGCTAAAGCAGCAGCTATTTGACTCCCGCCGACCTGTCTAGCCTTCGGCCAGAACAATTTCTTGGAGAAATCGAGCATTTTGCATACTTCATGCTGCTTGGGCCATAGCACCCACGGCTCGTAATTGAGTGTTTTGGTATCCCAGAGGTATAAAAATGTCTCAATGAACGTGGCTAGGCTCATACTTTTGATGAGTTGGCCTAGAGTTTCGACTTTTTTGGGCATACCTATATAATATAAGTTATCCCTTGCATAGTTAGTTAGCAATAACTTATAATAATAAGACTTCGGTGGGCCTACGTCCATGAGGTTTAAGGTTGAAGACCCCTATCTCCGTAGGGGTTTTCTTTTTCCCCCAATACCCTTGACACTAACTAACTAACTAACTATACTACTAATATGGCTAGAGGAAATACGACACAACTAATTACAAAACGCCGTCAGCAGTTGACAAGACAACTTGTTCTCGAAATGATGGATAAACCGAAGATTAGCGGTAAGGAAACTACACCCGGACTGCTATCAAAAATGATGATAAAGCTCAATCAGGATTTAGACTCCACGGATGAAGACTTACGCCACAAAACAATGGATAAAATTATCAAACTACTTCCATTCGTAATTGCCAAGGAGAAATCACCTGCTGTCCAGTTGAATGTTCAGAACAATAACACTTTTGGCAACCCTCAGATTTCAGCAGGTAAAACGACTGCGCTAGCTATCGGCACCATGCAGGACTATCTTAAAGATAGGGATAAACAGAAAAGAGTAAAAGCCCTACCTAATATAGAAGACGCTGAAATTAAGGAGGTGCCGAGTGGCAGTGCAAAAAAAGAAATCAAGAAAGCAAGTGAGCTTATTATTGTCGAAGAACTCTCCATTGAGTTCGAGACAGAAGATGACTTTGAAGAATGAACTTAAATCTGGAAAGGTAAAAGTAAAAAAAGGCAAGAAATGAGAGACTTATACCGTGACGACAAAGACGTAGAGAAAGTTATGAAAGTCATGTTCAAGAATTTGGACAAGATGTCCAAAGAAGATGTTGAAGCTGCCTACAAAGATTTGTGTATTATGGCGAGAGCATACATCAAAATGGTAACTGAAAAGTTCTTTAAAAATTTTAGAAAAAAAGACCGGTTCCAAATGGCCGCAAAGCAGGGAATTATTAACACTCTACCCCCGGAATATAATGAAGCATTTCTTAGGCGTGTTGATAGGTTATGTAGCATGGCTGAATCGCAAGGCTATGCCGTTAATTTCTCGAAGTGGAGAACAACTAAAGAATACGGATGGTTCTTTGTCAGAGATAAACCCTAACACTGTCATCACAATAACTAGGGATGAGGCTAAAATATCTTATGATGTGGATGATGGTTTATATAGATGGCGGATTATTGAGTTTGAAGAAGAAAAAGGAGGAGGTGTGGACATGGACAAAGAACAGAAAGAGTGGATGAAAAATCACACGAAAGCAGACCTAGCAATGCAAGTGATTAATTCTCAGAAAGCGTTGCAACGTCAAGTGAACACCGTGACTCGTCTTGCGAGAGAGAAAAAAGATTGCTTCATAGAAAGCTTAGAACTAAGGGGTGATATAGCAAAACTAAGGAATGATATAGCCAAAAGTGCTACCCTTATGAAAGCAGCAGCGCGAACTATTAATAATCTTCAATTTGAATTGAAGGGAGTAAACGAGGATAATACTGCACTTTTAGTAGAACTGGAAAAAGCCCGTTCTACAGATTGGAAACAGAAGTATGGCTACGATTACATCAGAAAGGATGCTCCATTTTGAAAACTTTACTTTTAACATTCATTCTGTGTGTGAGCACATTCTCTTTGGAAGCCTCCAAGACTTCTCCCTATGCTTGGATGGATGGCATACCTTCTGTGACTACAACATCATTGGACCGTGAAAGTGCAGCAGACCTTTATAATTATTGTACCGTCTATTTCAAAGAGGGTGAGTTCGTCTACTTCAATCATTATTTGTGCAATTTAATAATCTCAAACAATGTTTATGACTTGGTGCATTTCCACGACCCTAATGACAAATGGTGTCTCGATGAGAAGTACAGCCACTACTCAAAACTTGAAAATAATCAGTGGAAGACATCATTCCTAGTTCAATACCGCAACGAGGAAACCGTGATGGATGTTATCGAAAAAATCTTAAACCTATACAATAAATGCGACGAGGAGGAGCAATGAAAGACTTTATTATAATTTTGCAAATGCTAGAAAAAGGCAAAAAAGCAAAAAGAACCATTTGGGGAAATGCCAACATGGAATCAATTATTATGAATGAATCTAAAGATGGGTTTGTCATGCGTACCAAGGGTGGTGCATATATGCCGTGGTCCCCTTCTGTGGAAGATATGTTTTCCGATGATTGGTCGTTCATGGATGACATCACTGATGACCCAGTGTAGCACTTGCGCCGTGTGGAACGGCATAAATCCGGAGTTGGGGGAGTGTAGGAAGCGTGCTCCCTCAATCCGGAACATAGAAGACGGGAAAGGCACACCATTCTGGCCTTACACCAGCCGTACCGATGGGTGTGGTGAACATGAACCAAAATTATATTTACAAGGGGAGGAGGATGAAGTATGAAAGATATGGAATCAAGAATACTATACATCATAATTATATTTATGGTAATCGGTATGGGAGGCTATGCCAGCTATGTTAATAATATGTTGGGATTGGCTAGAGGTGAATTACTGAAAATGAATCAACAACATCCCTATATGCCAACGGCACAACCTGATTATGAACATCTCTCAAGTCTTATTGAACAGGATGGGGAATGATGGAACCAGAAAGAATTACACTTCTATCATTTTATGTCAGTAATAAATCAATTGGGTTTGAAGGTACACCAGAAGTTGATTATACACCAGACCAGCTATTTCAGTTAATGGGGGTAATGCAAATTTGCATCAGACAAATTCAAGATAAAATCCTATCAAGTCTTATTGAACAGGATGGGGAATGATGAACATATACAAAATGACAGTAAAAGAACTTTCAGTTGCAGCACAAAAAGACCCAACACTGAAATCTCTTATATGGATAAAGGCTGTAAATCTAGAGGAAGAGAACAAGGCATTGAAAGACTTTATTATAATTTTGCAAATGCTAGAAAAAGGCAAAAAAGCAAAAAGAACCATTTGGGGGAAATGCCAACATGGAATCAATTATTATGAATGAATCTAAAGATGGGTTTGTCATGCGTACCAAGGGTGGTGCATATGTGCCGTGGTC